GGGATGCCTTATGTGGCGACGGCAGCCGAATCTAATCCGGCAGATTTTGTGCGTAAGGCGGCAAAAGCTCAGTTTTATGCCAAATCCGAGGGGATGGCCTATATCCGGTGTCTGTCGGCCTGTCCGCTGAACTGGTCGGATAAGCCTCAGGAAGAGCGTAAGGTTATCGGAAAAGCTGTGGACTGCTGTTATTTTCCGCTTTACGAAGTGGAAAAAGGCCAGACCAATTTGAGCTACAACCCGGAAACGGGCAATAAAAAAGCGCCGGTTCTGGACTGGCTGGCGATGATGGGACGTACAAAGCATTTGGTGAGCCCCGCTTACAAAGAAGTCACCGACAGTATCCAGAAAGAGGTGGACCGCCGTTGGGAGCGTCTGAAAGCTCTGTCGGAGCATCCCTTATTATAATTTCAGAAAATATCAGGAGGATTTAAAATGGATTTCAGAGAAAGTGAAACAGTCAAAAACTTAATGCGTGCTTTTGCCGGAGAAAGTCAGGCCAGAAATCGATATACCATGGCGGCGTCTCAGGCAAAGGCCAATGGCCTCTATGTGATTGAAACCGTATTTACCTTTACGGCCGACCAGGAAAAAGAACACGCGAAATTATTTTACCGTCATTTAAAAGATATGGCCGGAGAGACCATCGCCATTGACGGCGGTTATCCGGTGGATATTGATCCGGAAATGGCAAAGCTTCTGCGGATGGCGCAGCATAACGAGCTGGAAGAATACGGCGATGTTTATAAAAATTTTGGTGACACAGCCAAACAGGAAGGTTTCGAGGTTATCGGAAATCTCTTTCATAATATCGCAGAAATCGAGAAAACCCATGCGGATCGATTCGAGCATTTTGCCCGGCTTCTGGAAAATGGACAGCTTTTTGTGTCCGAGCAGGAAACGGGATGGATGTGTCTCAACTGCGGCTATATTTATAATGGAAAAGAAGCGCCGAAGGTGTGTCCGGTCTGCCAGCATCCTCAGGGCTACTTTATCCGTCAGGTCATGGCGCCCTTTGATTTTTCGCAGATGAAGGGCTGTGGCTGCTAAATCATTTTAAAAGATCAGGCTGGTAAATCCTTAGTGTATAAAAGAGGGATATGCCAGCCTGTTTTTTTGAACGAAAATCTTTCAGATGCATCCTTAAAAAGTATATGTTATACTGGAATCCAGATAATTACAGAGAAATACATTGAAAAAAATAATAAACAGGAGTTATGAAAATGAATATAAAAGAAATATGTCCGGTTCATAAAAAATGCGGCGGCTGCCATTATCAGGGCGTTTCCTATGAAGAACAGTTAAGAGTGAAAGAAAAGATGGTCGGAAAATTAATGGGAAAATTCTGCAAAGTCCATCCCATTATCGGAATGGAAAATCCATATCATTACCGGAATAAGGTCCATGCGGTTTTTGACAGAGACCACAGAGGAAATATTATTTCCGGCGTTTATAAAGAAGGAACCCATCAGGTGATTCCGGTGGAATCCTGTATGATCGAAGACCAGTTGGCAGATGCGATCATCGGGACGATTCGGAAGCTATGTAAATCTTTCAAAATTAAAACCTATGATGAGGATACCGGATACGGCCTTCTGCGTCATGTTCTTGTAAAACGGGGCTTTGCCACCGGGCAGGTGATGGTCGTTCTGGTCACCGGTTCTCCGGTATTTCCATCCCGAAATAATTTTGTCAAAGCCCTTCGGAAAGAGCATCCGGAAATTACAACGATCATTCACAACATTAATGATAAGCGGACGAGTATGGTCCTCGGTGAACGGGAAAAGGTGATGTACGGCAAAGGCTATATTGAGGATATCCTCTGCGGCAAAAAATTTCGTATTTCTGCGAAATCTTTTTATCAGGTCAATCCGGTTCAGACGGAAGTGCTTTATAAAAAGGCCATTGAAGCGGCCGGATTTACAGGGAAGGAACATGTTATTGATGCTTACTGCGGAATCGGAACCATCGGCATGATTGCCAGCGATCATGTGGCATCCGTTGTGGGTGTGGAGCTTAACCGGGATGCTGTCCGGGATGCCATTGGAAATGCAAAGGCCAACGGTATTAAAAATGTCCGCTTTGTATGCGATGACGCCGGGAAATTTATGGTCAAACTGGCGGCTGCGGCTCAGAAGGATGCAGACATCAAAGTGCCGGATGTGGTGCTGATGGACCCGCCGCGCAGCGGAAGTGACGAAGCTTTCTTAAAGTCTCTGGTGAAAATGGGGCCGGAGACGGTGGTCTATGTTTCATGTAATCCGGTGACGCTGGAACGGGATGTGAAATGGCTGGAAAAAAACGGATATAAGGCCAAAGGCGTCTGGCCGGTAGATATGTTTCCTTTCACGGAACATGTGGAAAGTATCTGTCTTTTAAGCCGTAAATAAGCGGGTTTGCGGGGGATGCAGTGTTGACAATTAAGGTTTTGTCTACTATTTGTCTACCAAATTTTAAATGGTAGACAAATCCTACATAATGGCCTTTGCAAAAATGTCCGCTGCATCCTGTTGCATTTTGTCTGTATTGAATACGTAGGTGTTCATGGTTGTTTTGATATCCTTATGTCCGAGGCGTTCCATAATAGCCTTTGGATTTACACCATTCTCTGCCAGGATTGTTCCGTGGGTATGCCGCAGACAATGTGAATGAAACAGAGGATTATTTAATTCATTGTGGATAATCCTTGCACAATACTTAAAGCTGTTCGGAGTCAATAATTCTCCGCTCTCACGGGCCGATACAGGCATTATCTCAAGGTATGGGTAGCTATCTGTGCCTCTTGTCTGAAAGATCTCACCATCTGGTTTTAAGTAAGTTTTGAGAAAGTATTCACCAAATTGAAGCTGATGTTTTTTTCGGCTCTTAATTTCGCGTTTCAATACATCAGCAATTATTTTATCCATTTTTATTGTGCGGACAGAATCATATTTTGGTGATCGGTAATACCAGATTTTATTTTCACAGCAAAGCTGGTGTTGAATAGTAATTTCATTTTTTTCAAAGTCCACATCTTTTAACAGATCAATGCCATAAGATTCAGCGATGCGCGTTCCAAGGTGGTATCCGATCATCAATGGAACGTAGAAGTTTGTGTCTGGTCCGAAACGAGTAAGAATCTTTTCAAAGTCCGCTTTTTTCAAAACATATTCGCGGTGTTCTTTTTGATACTGGGTTTCTTTTGTTTTTCCAATCTTAACATACTGGCACGGATTGGATTTTATGTATTTGCAAGGAACCACGGCATAGTTCAAAGCACCGGACAGACATGCAAGAGTGTTTTTCATCATAGATTTTGACATTCCGTTAGATTTCTTTTTATCAATCCAGTTTTGAATAATATCTGGCTCAAGAGATGAAAGTCTGTAGCAGCCTAATTCCGGCTTTATGTGATTCCGGATTTTGGATTCATAGTCGCACTGGCTGTTGTATGCAAGATTTGGCTTTACATAACTGTCAAACCAATAATCTAAATAATCGGATACAGAAATTTCAGATGGTGTGAAGGTGCGGCCAGCATTATCATATTCAGCTTTTGCCTGCGTTCCGGCAGCCAGGGCCTCCGCTTTGGTGCGATAACCGCCTTTGGTGATTGATTTTCTTTTTCCTTCAACTTTCGCTCCTTCGAAGGACCATTCCCAAGTTTTACCTCTTTTTCTTGTTCTTAATTCTCCCATTGTATCATCCTCCTAAAAAATTGTACAAAAATAACACCTGTACAGGTGCCGGAGGTTTGTGATACAATAATAAGTGGTTAAGTTATTGTGCATCGGCCTCTGGCCTGTACAGAAAATCTATGTGAGCCGGTCTCTGTTAGCAGCAGGGGCCGGTTTTCTTATTTATAGATTCAAATTATTCAAAATTTAATTCAACAACAGCATCTTCGCCTATAAATTGATAGCTTGAATCCGAAGGTCTGGTGATATACATTTTTATGCTTGTAATGTCATCAGCATTGGTATTTGGAAGAATGTACATTATTGTACCAGAATGAATAACCTGTCCAAGATATTCTCCATCAATGTAGTCGGAGATTAAATAGTTTGGCTCAACCTGTTCTTTTGTATTGGTTGTTAACTTCGATTGATCAATGTGAAAATTAATTTTGTCTTCAGACGTATTTTCAGCAGTAACACTGAGAGCAACTAAGGTCACTTCTTTTCCAATCTCTGTATCAAGCAGAGAAGCATATTGATCGCTCTTGGCTGTAAGTTTCGATACCTGAATTGCATCAATCGAGTATTTGATTGGACCGATATCTCCTGTGTAATTCAAATCCTTGTCAGTAATTACAGGAATTTTCGTCATATCGTTATTGTCAACAATTTCTCCTGTTTTACTATCATCTGCTTCTGTGTCTGATACGGTATCAGTTTCAACAATGCTTTCTGATTGAGCGGTAGTTGTTACATTTTTTTCTGATTTCACCTCTTTGCTGCCACAAGCTCCAAGTGACAGAGCGGCCGACATTACTATTGTAATAGCAATAAGTCTTTTTTTCATAGTAAATCCCCCTTTTCTTATATAGTTTTATTATTAATACACTTACGTGGATTAATCAAATAGTGCCAATACCTGTAGATTTGGTATAAATCGAATAAGGTATTGATTCAAGCCGCTGGAATAACCATCAGGATACTGAGTCTTAAAATAATTCAGTGCATCTTCAAGAAATTCTTCGGTAACTCCGATGTATTCAGCGATTTCGTAACGATTCCGGCATCCATACTGGAAAGCTGAGAATAAATCATCAGGCGAAATCATTTCTCTGTATGCCCATATTCTGGCCTTGTATTCTTGCTTTCTGTTGGCAGTAGAAGATTGGTCCAGTATATTGCCAGAAGAAGTTTCGTGATGACCGAGTTCCTCGGCAAGGACGCAGGCCTTCTCCGTTGTTGTATTAAGGCATGTGTTTAATGCAATATTTCCGTCTATATAAATTCCATGAAAATTATCTTCTCCAAGATAGTAGTTGTACACATGAACATTACTATCATGGGCGTCTTGTTCTAATTTCTCTAAATTGTTCAAATACATCACCTCGAGTAAAGGAAGCTACATATCGTCTTCATTTTTTATGAATTTTGCAAAGGATTCTATGCGACTCCATTGTTCTTCGGTAAAGTCCTTCCCATCAAGATGGGCGGCTATCGTAGATGGCTCGTCATCCCATCCCATAAGGTAAGAAGGTTTGCACCCGAAGATTCTTGCCATTTCTTCTATAGTAGTTCTTTTGATATTTTCAACTCGACCATTTTCATATTTAGCAATTGCAGATTTTTTTAATCCCAACTTCCCAGCTAAATCCTCTTGCGTTAACTTCTTTTGAATTCGGCAATTTTTAATTCGATTTGCCATCTTGCACACAATATCACTTCCTTTCTATAGTGTCTTAATTTTACTACATTTTTTGAAAAAATGCAATATATATATTAAAAAGTGTCTTAAAAAGATAAAAAATGTATTGACATAAACAGGAAGAGATGATATCATTTAAGTGTCTTAAAAAGACACAAACGGAGGTGAGGATTTGAATAAAAATAAACTTGAGTCAGTAATGAAACTTCATAAAGACAATGGGCAAACATTAGCTGATTACCTTGGGATTGCGCGCCCCACATTCTCCAATAAATTAAATGAAACAAGGGGTGCCGAATTCACACAGGGAGAAATTAAAATGATCAAGGAACGTTATAAATTATCAGCAGAAGAAGTTGATGGAATTTTTTTTGATGAAAAAGTGTCTTAAAAAGATACTATTAAAGAGGAGTGATTGAGGTGAGGGTATCAAGAAAAAGGCTTTCCAAATAAGAGTTTAGATTATCTATTCAAAACAGAAGAGTAGGAGGAGAAAAGTGGAAATTTCATTGTGCGTAATAAGCTCGATAGTGGTATCAATCATTATAACAAAAATATTAGCCACCCACTATTTTGAAATAGTAGATGGCTATGTAAAAGATGTGGTAGATGATGTTAAGAAAACAATGGTGGAAATTGTTTCGGGTCAAGGCAAACTTTAGCAAATGCTTTTCCGAGAGGCGTTAATGAGCAAGAGCCTTTTTGTATGTCGGCCTGGTAAGTGCTATTTTCAAGTTCTCTTTTTAGATTATGAAAATATGGACTATTTTCAAAGTCATAGTAAGAATTCGTAATTCCAACAGCAGTCTTATCATATGTGAAGTCTAACAACCCTAATAAGTTAAGAGACGACATAGATAGTGATTGCAGTTCAAAATCCATAAATGGGCTTTGTACGAAGGTGACATGTTCAAGGACGGTACTATATCCGTCATTCTGGTATTTTATATATGTCACTAACGGTCTGCAACTGAAATTCCTTATCAGGTTAAACAGTGTAGCGTCATAGGCAGTCATTTGACGTAAGATATTCGGAAACATAGGACTTATATAATTGGAAAAATCTTTATTCATTGTATTTGCAATTAGTGATGCAAACATATGACGTAATTCAGGAACCGAGATGCAATATTTGGATGCATCCAGCGATTGAGTAACGATTTGGAAATCTGGCTCTATTAAACGGGATTCAGGGATGGAACTTATGTTTTTAGAAAGTTCCTTTTCAAAGCATTTTAAGTCATATGCATATTGCAATTTTTTCTTTTCAGCTTTTTGTGATATACCGCTAAAAACAAGAAACCAGCAATCTGCGAGTGTGGTTCCGATATTAGAAAAAAGACCTGATGCTAAATTTTTAATGGTATCATTTGCAGAATCTGATAAATCTAATGGTTTAATTGGAATAGTCATATAATTTACTCCTTTCTTATGTACTCAGCTCTGGCAGGAGCCTGTACATAAATTATAGGAGTATTGGAAGAAAAAGACAATGCCGATAAGATGATTTTTAAAGGGCGAAGGAGGTGAGTTAGAATATGACAATTGCAGAAATGAACCAGCCATTTTCAAAAGGGATTAAATTAATCATAGCTCAAAAGAAGTTAAAACAAACACACGTTGCCGAAAAGGCTGGATATTCAAGTCAGCAGTTAGTAGATATGCTGAATGGCAGAAAAACTATTAAACCGTGTGATGCTGTTGTGATAGCAGAAGCACTCGGTGTGACAATGAATGACATTTGCGAGGCTGGAAAATAGGGAGGTGCGTTTATGGTAGAACCTTATAAGCCATTATACACAGTTAAACAGGCGGCAAGTGTATTGCTTGTAAATACGGATACGGTGTATCGATATATAAATGAAGGAATATTACCGTATGTGCCACTTGGTAGTAAGAAAATAAGAGGGTCTGATCTCGAAAAATTTATCGAGACTTATCCTGCAGGCGAGGTAGAGACATGAAACAAAAGATCATCGGCCTGGTATCGGGTCTGGCCTTGTTCGGCGGCTTCGTGGCGGCAGGTATCCTGTCCGCGGGAGAACCAACATTGCTGCAGTGTATAGCGCTTGGAGCAGTCGCACTGATCGGCGGCGCCGGAGCATTTTATACATACTGGGCCGATAATGAAAAAGCCCCTGACGAGCGGCAACTCAGTCAAGGGGCAGATAGAAAATTCTATAACATCATATTAACAGAAAGAGAGGATTCCGTCAAATGATTGGTATTGTTGAAATCCATACAGACGATTACGAGTATTACATCCGAAGAGATGCTCAACTGACAACCCTCATAAATCGTTTTAATAGTCAAAAGATTATTACGAGAGAAGAAGCATTTGAAATTTTAAATATTGATATGGAGGTCGAAAAAATGTTGAAAAGGGCTAAGGACTTAAAAGTTGGAAATATCATTAAATTAGATATTGGGGGAGCGCTCTTCCCGGTTCGGGCAGAAGTTACAGGTATAAAAATTCAAGAAGGTAATGTAGAAGTAAGCGCAAAAATGGCATATAGCGATGAAAGTTTCTATTTTGCTATCGATGAGATGGTTGAAGTGGTTTAGGAGGGAAAATTATGCCGTTAATTTTACGGGCAAATCGGCCAAAAGTGATGAAAATAAATCGATCATCTGGTGGCGATGGTGTTGTTCGAATAGATGAAGAAGCATGCTGTATTCTTGAGGAAATGCTCGAAAAACTTTGTGGGACTTACAGTGTAAAGGAACTGGCATCCGTTCTTATAAAGCATGCGGCGGATGATGTTGTTATTAAGACCGGTGAGGGTGAAAGAGATGAGTAAGGTTATTTGTATCGCTGGAGAATCCGGTTCAGGAAAAACAACCAGTATGAGAAATCTGGATCCGGCAACAACATTATACATTGACTGTGATAAAAAAGGTCTTTCCTGGAAGGGGTGGAAATCTCAGTACAATACAGACAGTAAGAATTATATCCGAACAGACAATATTTCCAGCGTCATGGCAGCTCTTCGGAAACTGGAGAGTGATTGGAAAGATAAAAAGGTTGTAGTTATTGATACAATCAACGGACTCATGGTAGCGGATGAGATGCGTCGGAGCAAAGAAAAGGGATATGACAAATGGGTTGATTTGGCATCCTGTGTATGGGATCTAGTATCTTGTGCAAATGAACTCAGAGATGATTTGACAGTTGTCTTTACAGCACATACAGAGACTGACCATGACGAATCCGGTTATATGTATACGCGGATTAAGACATCTGGAAAAAAATTAAACAAGATTGTCCTTGAGAGTAAATTCACGACAGTTCTCCTGGCGAAAGCCGTTGATGGTGAGTACAAATTTGAGACTCGGGCCAATAACAGCACGGCCAAGAGTCCGATGGGAGCTTTTAAAGATTTTGAAATTGACAATGATATTGTAGATGTAATTAAAGCATTGGAGGAGTTTTAATGAAAAGATTAAACGGATATGAGCAGGCACAGGCCTACACAAATCCTGACCGGCTGCCGGTCGGTGGATATGTTTTAAAGATTTTGAACGTGGATTATCAGTGCAACGATTGGGGAGATGTCATTGTTTTTTCCTTCGATATCGCCGAGGGAGAGTTTAAAGACTTTTTTGCCAACAATTATAAATCCCAAACTGGGAAAGACAAGAAATGGAAAGGTACATACAGGCTGATGGTTCCGGCAGATGACGGAAGTGAAAAAGATGAATGGAAGATGCGGAGATTTAAGACCGTGCTGACAAATATTGAGGAGTCGAATTCCGGATATCATTGGAATTGGGATGAGCAGACACTTAAAGGAAAAATTATTGGAGCTTTATTTAATAATAAGGAATATGAATATAACGGGCATCATGGATTCTTTACAAATTGTCATAGCCTCACATCTGTTGAGAGAATCCGCAGCGGCAAATTCGAAGTGCCTGCAGACACATTGCTCCGAAAAGATGGACCACAGTATCAGTCAGCATCGGGGGACGGTTTTATGAATATTCCTGACGGATTAGATTCGGAACTTCCGTTTTAAAGATGACGCCGTTTGAAATTAAAAAATCTCTGGAATCTATGGTACTGCTTGTAGATACCAGAGAGCAGCCAACGGAGAAATTAAAACAAAGGATTCTGGATACTGGGCTTGTACATGAACGTCAAAAACTGGATTTTGGAGATTATTCATGCAAATGCATAATGCCGGATGGCAATGAATTTGATTTTTCAAACAGGGCTGTTATTGAACGAAAAATGAGCTTAGACGAATTGTGCGCTTGTTTTGGAAAAGAGCGCGGCCGTTTTGAACGGGAATTTGAACGAGCAAAGGATGCCGGATGCAGGGTTTATCTTCTGGTGGAAGGTGGAACATGGGAAAAGATTTATACTGGGAAATATCGGAGCCTTTTTGCACCCCAGGCATTGATTGCAAGTATCGATGCTTTCCGGGCAAGGTATGGGATGCAGTTGGATTTCTGTAAAGCAGAGACAACGGGAAAAATCATCCGGGATATCCTATACCGAGAGCTTAAGGAATATCTAGAGGGATTGCCATGACAAAAGATGAGATTAAAGAACAATATTCCATGCGGGACATTGTTGAACAGTATGGCTTCCATCCAAACCGGGCCGGATTCATTTCCTGCCCGTTCCACTCCGGAGACCGGACGCCATCTATGAAGATTTATAAAAAAGACTTCCACTGTCATGCCTGCGGAGCCAATGGGGATATATTTGATTTTGTGATGTGGATGGATGGTCTGACTTTTAAGGAAGCCTTCCAAAGCCTTGGCGGTGTTTATGAGAAACCATCCTTTTCCAGTGCATTGTCCATATATCAGGCAAAAAAGCGCCGGGAAATGAAACGTAAGATTAAACAACGGGAAGAACGGGCAAAGGAACTGAATCAGATACTCATATCGATTTACAGAAAGTATCTGGAGAGGTTTCCACCGCTCAGTGACGGATGGTGTGATTGCTATAACCGGCTGCAGATGGAACTATACAGACATTCACAGATAAATGGGGTAGAAGGCAGGTGATCGTGTGGTCCCATTAAACGAATTGACAGCAGAAACAATCCTGTCCCAGAAGCTGATCGCAGAGGTATTCGATCAGGAGGACGAGCTTTACCGGGCAGAGCTTTTGGCATCTTTAGGATTGCGCGCTGCTAAATTAAAAGTAAAAACAGAATTCCGGGAGATGGTCGCCACTTTCCGCCGTGTTGAAAAAGAAATGAAGAAACAGGAAAAAAAGAACCGTCCGCCGACACTGGTGGAGAACTGGACAAACTTCACTGGGCCTTACGATAACATGATCTGTAAGGGCTGGATAGCCTCGGATAACGGCATTACTACAACGAGCAATGGAGTTGGTACTGCGGAATTATTAGCCTGTTATCACCCGATTCTGCCCATTGAACGGCTCAAAAACCTTGAAACCGGCGAGGAGCAGATTAAATTGGCATACCGACGAAACAATGCCTGGAATGAGATCATCGTTCCAAAGACTATGATAACTTCGGCCACAAAGATCGTTGCGCTGTCTGGCCGGGGAATATCCGTCACCAGTGAAAACGCCAAGTATCTGGTCCGGTATCTGGCAGATGTTGAAAATGCCAATGAGGATTTTATCAATGTCCAATACTCCAGTTCAAAGCTTGGATGGATCAAAGATAGTTTTATTCCTTATGATACAGAAATTGTCTTTGATGGTGACAGCCGGTTCAGGCAGTTATTTGAAAGTATTGAGAGAAGTGGCAGTCGTAGTCTTTGGATGGAACATATGAAGAAGCTTCGCCGGCGCGGCCGGATTGAGGTTAAATTCATGCTGGCGGCATCCTTTGCCAGTGTTCTGATAAGCCTTATTGGAGGCCTTCCATTCATCGTTGACCTTTGGGGAGAAACCGGAGGCGGTAAATCGGTGAGCCTGATGGTGGCTGCATCGGTCTGGGCAAATCCAGATGAAAGCCGGTATATCGGTGATTTTAAGACAACGGATGTTGCCCTGGAAGCGAAGGCGGACCTTTTAAATCATCTGCCGATGATGTTGGATGATACAAGCAAAACATCAGATCGTATTCGGAATAACTTCGAAGGTATTGTATATGACCTGTGTTCTGGAAAGGGCAAGAGCCGCTCCAATAAGGAACTTGGGATTAATCGGGAGAACCGGTGGAAAAACTGTATTCTGACCAATGGAGAGCGTCCTTTAAATTCCTATGTGACTCAGGGCGGCGCCATCAACCGCATTCTCGAGATTGAATGCGGCGAGAATGCATTCGAGGATCCGCAGGAAACGTTGGAGCTGGTCAAGCGGAATTATGGTTTTGGAGGGAAGCGTTTTGTAGAGATCGTCAAAGAACTGGGCGTGGATGAAATCCAGGAAATACAGCATGAATTTCAGTCCAGGCTATTCGATGATGAGAAGATGCAGAAGCAGAGCATATCCCTTTCCATCGTCCTGACAGCGGATAAAATCGCCACAGATTACCTTTTTAAGGATGGACAGTATATTTCCATGGACGAGGCGAAAGAAGTCCTCGTTGACCGGAATGAGCTGTCTGACAATGAGCGGTGCTATCGGTACATACTGGATAAGATCGCAATGAATGGTCAGCGTTTTGACGCCAGCACGAATTGTGAGAAATGGGGGATCCTGGAAGATGGATATGCATTTATGTATAACCAGGCCTTTGATGAATTGTGTGCTTCCGGAGGATTTTCCAAGAAATCATTTCTTTCATGGGCGGTGAAGAAGCGGATCGTGCAGACGGACAACAGAGGAAATCCGACAAAGCAGAAGAAAATCGATGGAAGGAATAACCGCTGCGTCTGCCTAAAGGTCGATCAAGATATGGATACCGATGGATTTATGAAGGTTGAAGATACCGGGATGCGGCAGGAAGAACTGCCTTTCCGGTAACAAAGTAACAACGGTAACAACGACTTTTTAAGCTATATAGAAAAAATATTTTAAAATTATTCTATATATAATATTTTTTCTCCCATATAAGGTATCAAAAATTCATGTTACTTTTGTTACCATGCCGAAAAACCCAGTAAAATCAAGGGTTTAGACGGTAACAAAGTTGTGTTACCCGAAGTATGTTTTTGATACTTTTGCTACTGAAAAGGAGTATTTATGGATAAGCAGCGTGTTTTAAGAGATATTAACGCAATTTATGAGAATTGTAAAGAGCATATGAAAGATACGCCGGGGGACTGGCAAAAGGTCTATGACGCATTAAATAGAGTTTGCGAGAAGTATGGTAATGCACCTTATGTGGTGAAAAGCGCTTTAAAGGCCTATGATGCGCTGGAGCGTTATTGGAGAAGTGCTGCCTAATTCTGACAATAGCAAGAAAATAATTTTAACCGGTTGAATGAAAAGTGGCCGGGGATTACAGTAAATGTCGTACTTTGAAAATTGAATATTGATGGTTGGAGAAAAAAGGAATATAATGTACTCATCAAAAGATAAAGGGTAATGAGATGATTTGGAAAATGATAAGATGGATACAATCCGCAATATTTGTGGGAATTTTACCATTAGTATTACATTTGTTAATATGCTTGATTTCTAAAAATACAGTAGCTGTTATACTATTGTGTTCTGAATTTTTTTATCTCGATATAGCCATATTGATGGATTCACTGATATCCTTAAAAGCAGTGAAGTGCATACCAATGAATGAAGATTATTTAGAAGTGTTTATAATGTCATCGATATTTTTGATTATAATTTCATCGGTAATGTACGGGCTTATCATTTATAATACATATGAAAGAGTGATATATGAAGAAGGTATTATATTTGCTATTTCAATAATAATTACTTTTGCGTGTGTTATCAATGGCTTTTTTGTTAATTATATTAAAATTAAAGAGGGATAACGATATGAAAGAGATGATATTCATTTGTGGAATAGCAGCATTAATGATTGTTGTGTGGGAAATAACAGCGTTTATAATATATAAGAAAAAGAAGTCTTATGATAAAGTGATAGATGAAAGATATGAAAAATTTCTTAGTTCAGATGTATTTGTAAACAATAAAAAATACTTTGATATGAATGACGAAAGGATTATATTGTTGTTGAATGTTATGGATATTAATGATGAGGATGACAGGAATGAAACTTTGAAAATTATTGTGGACAAATTTGTAAAGGATGATACAAAGAAAAAAGATAAAATGATAGGATAATTATTATTTATTACCAACCATCAATATTAACGGTGGTTGGTATTTTTATGCCCCAAAAACAAAAAAGCCGAAGCAAAAACTTCGACTTTGAGAGGAGAAAGTATGAATTTATATAAAAAGCTCTGTCACTTGTGACTATAGGATAACCGGGAACTGTGACAGAATTGTGAGCGAAGATTGAAGAGAGTGTGAAGATTATGAGAGAAATATTATTTAAAGCAAAACGGATAGATAACGGTGAATGGGTGGAAGGGTATATTATTATATATCCCTCCGGAAAATGCGAAATACATAAAAAATGTATAGAGCCACCAGATATATTGATTAAGTATGATATTGATTTTGAAACCATCTGCCAGTATACCGGATTGACTGATAGGAACGACCAAAAGATTTGGGAGAATGACATCTGCATAATTGAAGATGGGACAACGTTTGATGACGGAGATGGATACTTTGAGGTTGGATTCGATGAAGATTGTGCCCGATTCACCCTTGATGGAGATGGTTTAACTGTAGATTTTGATAATGTATATTCAAATGATACAGAAGTTATGGGGAATATTTTCGACAATCCGCAGTTAATGGAGGTAGCAGAATATGACTGATACAGAGAAAATCAAATACATAGCCGATCACTACGGATTAAGTAATCAGTCAATGATTGCTGTTGAGGAAATGGCTGAATTAACAAAGTGTATTTCTAAGTGCAAAAGATATCCGGCGATAGATAAACGGGCCGAGCCTTATATTGAATCTATCCGTGAAGAAGTTGCAGATGTCTTGATTATGATGGAACAGCTCCGGTACCTGCTTGGGCAGGATGAAGTTGACCGGATTGCGCAGGAGAAGCTTGAACGGCAGATGAAAAGAATTGAGGTGGGAGATTGATGGGACGATTAACACATGAACGAAATAACGGCATAAAGACCGGCTACTGGTCGCCGGCAAAGAAAGAAGAACTGGTGCAGCGTCTGGCAGCTTATGAGGATACTGGACTGGATCCGGAGCAGATCAGAGAGTTGGACAAGTTATATGCAGAGTTGTGCGAAGAACTTGCGAAGTATCGCTGGATCCCGGTAACTGAGAGATTGCCGGAAGATGGTACATATCTTTGCACATTAGATGGTGAGCTGATTGGTGAGGAAGGATCATTTACTGGTATGTGCGGATTTTACAATGGGAAATGGGATGAAGAAGGATGCGTGATTGCCTGGATGCCATTGCCGGAGCCATACAAAGATGAAATTGTGAGAGGTGACGCAGATGCTTAACGTAACAATAAAAGATTCCCGGCCGGCAACCGAGTGCGATTCATGTAGTGATGAATATAAATCAAAGCATGGCTGCAGCTTGGGCCGGAGTGCAACAGATATTTCAGCTTGTCAGATAGAACACAGCCACTACCGCTGGCGTAATGGCATCATGAAGCGGTTTTGTAAGAGGGAGTGATTGTTTATGTCAAACAAAGAAACAAGCCTGATTCCGCCGTGTAAGGAATGTCCAGAGCGCACCGTCAACTGTCACGGTACCTGCGAGGCATATCAGAATTATTCGGATCGGCGAAAAGAAATCAATGCCAGGCGGACTGAGGATTTCAAACTGCGGTACCGGCGGATGGGGAAGAGGTGAGAGGATGGACAAGAGCGTCTTGGCCGAATGCAGCGCTATGAAAGAAGAGATTAAAGATATCAGACGAAGGATAGAAAAAGACCGGAAGGAACTGGACCGGCTGAACCGAATGGTCGTATCAGATTCGGTTGCCTGCGGGAAAAAGGGTAAGAAGCCTTTACGGACTGTTAAGATTCAGGGACGGCCGGAGACGATGATCCGAAGGAAAGAGGCGGCATTGAAACGGAATATTGCCAGACTAGAGCATCTGGAAGTTGAACTGGTTGAGTTGACCGGCCAAGCGGAGGAATTCATTGAGAAAATCGACAAAAGCGAACTTAGGACAATGTTCCGGCTTTATTACATAGACGATTTAACCTGGGAGATGGTAGCCATGCGAATGAATCATATGTTTCCAAAGCGGCGAATATCCTACACGAAGGATAGCTGCCGGATACGCCATGATAGATTTCTTGAAAAAGTTTCATAAATGTTCGCCACTGTTCGCTGAAAATATGTTGTAATGTATACATGGTTTTCTGATTATTTTTCATAAGCTACTCCTTAAAATTATTTGTAGCATTTCCGCCAGGTGTCAAAGCTTGGCGGAGGATTTGGCTCAGACGGTAGCGCCGAGGCACTGAAAAGACTGAAGACCGTCACGCCTTACATTATTTGAGAATAAGGCGAACCCGCCGCAGGGGGAACCGATGTATATGA